CATAATGGTAAAATGTTTTCTTTGAATAGCTTTTTCTTTATCCTCAAAAAATATTTGTAAAACATTTCTACCAGTAAGATATGCTTGATTAGCAACTTTAGTTAAAAAAGTCGTTTTCCCAACACCCAAAGGGGCGATAACTAACGCTAATTCACCTGAAGCTAAACCACCATCCATAATTTGATCAATGCCTTCAATACCTGTTGGTATTGGGTGTCTAAAATCATCGGATAATACGTTATCAATATCATGATATAGTGTTATTGAATCCTCAACTTCTTTAAAAATTAAAGCATCTTTTAATTTTTTCTCAATTTGATCATAATCCTCAACAACACCACGCTCCACTTTTTTTGAAATTTCTTGAATCACATTTTTAAGTGATTGCATTTTACAAAACTTGGTAACGTATTCTTGGACATTCTTATTTGTTACCTTTCTATCTTCAATTTCTTGAACGGTGTCGAGTAATTGTGTTCTTAAGGCTGAATGTTCTGGAGAAACCTCCATGTGTATTTGTGATCTTAAATTAGGAAAATTTAAGATTGTTTCATGTTCCTTGTGATAATTTCGTAAAATTGTTATTATTTTTTGATAAGATTCTACATTAAAGTGTTTCGAATCTAATACCTCAATAACGGTTTCACCAAATTTATTGTCAGTTATTATCTCATGAAATAAATCTAATTGATAGTCACGACCTAAATCTGCAATTGTTATTATTTTTGAACTCATAATTATTTTCTAACTCTTAAATCATAGCCTAAATATGTTGTTTCTAATTTATCAGTATTCTCTGATAAACATTTTTGTATCGCTGTTATCATACCATAAATATGTTCACGAATATTAACGGTATATCTAACTCTTACGGGGTAAATTGTAGCATCCCATTCACGAAAAGCTATTGTTTTATCGTTCATTTTTACAATAATTTTCATCAAGTCTTTGCTATCATTTCTTTCAAAAGAAGAGTTTTCATAAAAATATCTACTATTATCATTTAAAAAATCTAAACTTTTGTTTTTCATGTGATTTTGTATAATTTCTTGATTTTCGTCAATAACTTCTTTGAAGTTTAATGAGTTTATTGATTTGTTGTTGTAACCATTAACATTAAAAAATCTTTGAACAATAATATTATCATTCAAGAAAACAGTAAACTCAAACTGTCTAGCATCTTTTTTAAATTCTTTTTTATCCATAATGTATATAATATTTAATATTTATTCAATAATAGTCAAAAAAAATTATAAAACCAAATTGTTTGGTAATTATTTCTTTTGTTCGTATAACTTTTTTTCCTTATTGATTATGGTAATAAAACTAGACCAAAATGTAAAAAAAGCGTCATCATATTTTGGTAAAAAAATAATCAATTGATCTTCTTTCATCATTTCCATTATTGTGTTTATACCACCACGACCTTCAGGTGATAATGAGTCGTTAATCATTTCATCGATTAATTCTTTAGATTCACTAGTAACGTTCGGACAATCATTTAGATTTATAATTTTATTCATAACACCAAAATAATCATTACCATATGTACCCCATTTTGTTTTACCCTCTTTGATTGTAATTAATTTATTATTTTTAGGTGTACTTTCTAATAATTCATCAACGCGTTGTAATATCCAATCGTATGTCTTTTTTTCTTTTTTTAATTCTGGAAATATTTTTAAAACACTATCTTCACCAATACCCTCTAAACCAGAAATATTATCAGAACTATCACCCGCAATCATTTTAATAAGACCAACATTTTCAAAATGATAATCAAAATAATTTTTAAAATTATCAACATTAATCATTATTTTTTTACCATGTAGAAAGACTTTAGTTTCATCATCCATTAATTGTAATAAATCACGATCATTAGTGTAAATTGTTTTACTCTCGTTTGGTGAATTTTTAACATAATAAGCAATGCAATCATCGGCTTCACAACCATCAATCTCAACTTGGCGTATGAATAATTCTTCCAAATACTGTTTAATTCGTATTCTTTGTCTATCTAAATCATGTTTTTGATCGATAGTTACCTTATCATTCCTATTTTGTTTATAATAGGGATAATAAGCTTGTCTATATGCTTTTGAATTTTCACCTTCCCAGAATACAACAACTTTAGTAATACCATAATCTTGGTAAAATCTTTTTATCGTATTTATAAAATGAAAAATGGTGCCAACACTACCATTTTTAGTTTGTACTTGTTTGGCACCATGAAATCCTTGTTTTAACAAAGCCTCACCATCAATTAATAATGAATTAATCTTCGTCTGAGTATGCAATCTTCTGTTTAATTTCATATTCTTCTAATTCAAATGTTGTATCACCAATTTTTTCAGCCCAATAAGCCGCTGTTTCTTTTTTGTAAATATCCAAAGCAGCTTTATCATCTCTTCTATCGCTAGTAATGAATTTGTGTGGTGTTACAATGATTTGTGAATCAGCATATCCTAAACCATTAATGTGATTTTTATCAACTGTTACTTTTGTTCTAGTAGCAAAATTAATTTTTCTACCATTTTTAGTAGCATCAATTTTAGAAATACCACCATCAGCTTCATTACCAAATCTAAATACTAATGTAGCCGCTTGGTAAATTGCTTCACCGCCTTTTGGTTTCATTTTTGGTTGACCCATTGGTGAATCTGGTAGTTTAACCCATGGTAAATTACATACAACAAGACCTGCTAAATAAGGTGATGTTTCTTTTCTTGTATTATTAACTCTTTGATTAATACCCATGTTAATTTTTTCAGCTAAAACACCAGCTGTATGTTGTTTACCACCTTTACCCTCCCAAGTCATTTTACATGGAACTGAACCAACGGAATCCCAAAAGAAACATACATCATATGGTAATTCGCCTTTATCTTGTTTATCTAAAATTTCATTAATATAATCGGTTACTTGTTCGATATAATTAAAGTCATCACGATATAAGAAGAAACCTTCCCATTCACCATCATCAGATTTTGTAATATCCATTCCCATTAATTGGCAATGATCAAAACTCCATTTTTTTTCCGTTATTAAGAAAATTGGTAATATACCTTTTCTTTGAGCATCAACAGCCGCTGATATTAAAGCACTTGTTTTTCCAGTATTTGTGTGACCTAATAACATATTAATATGACCCATACAAGGACCTGGAACACCAGATGCTTCCAAAAAAGCCTCGCCGCATGATAGGAATAAATCTGGTTTGTATTTTGTAGTTGTACTCATTTTCTTTTTGAAATCATCAAAAGAAAATTCTTTTTTCTTTACTGCCATATATTTGTTTTAAATTTTTAATTAAAAAAAATGGGGTATAAATTAATACCCCATGTTATAATAAGATTTACGATTAAAACGGTAAATCTTCTGTGTCAATACTGATAGGTTCGCTATCATCGTTGTCCGACATTATATCGGTCGGCTCCTTGTATGTATTTGATTGTGATGGAGCAGCATGTGTTGGTATTTGATAATCATCTGCTTTAGCGATAAATTTCTTAGATTCGCTATCCCAAATAGGTTCACCACCTTGTGCAACAATTTCCAAATACTCCAAAGATTTTTTCTTGTATAATTCTTTCCAAGTTAATGGATCGTTTAACCACTCGTTAACCAAATTAGAGTCATTGCTAAGTGCATTTGGTTCATCAAACATAATTTGAGATACTTTTGTGTAACCTTTAGATAAATCTCTAACAATATTAATTACTAGATCGCGACCTGTTGAATTTGGATTATAGAAAGCGCCTGAACCAGGATTTTTTTCATTTAATCTTTTGATCATTGGTGCAATTTTATCCATTATACCCGAACCATCATTTGGTTTAGGGAATCTCCAAAATTTAACACCCTCGTGTTCTTTACCACGCTCGATACCTCTAACGATATAAAAATCACGTGATTTGTAACTGTTTGCTAAAGTTTTGTCTTCTTTTTCAGTACTTTTAATTAAAGTTCTGTACATTAGGTTAAGCGGTGATTCTTCACCATCTTGTTCTGGATCATAAAGTTTTGTCCATTTTTTACCAATTTTAAGGTTGTGAAATTTGGCAGTTTCATACCATCTTGGTACACCATCCTCATCGATGGATATTGGCATAATTCTAAATACCAACTCACCTGAATTTTTACCTTCGGGTAATGCTAACGTAAAATATTTACGCAAATCAACTTCTTTTCTTTCTGTGGATGTAGCGGAAGTTTTCGCTTTTTCGTAATCAGCCAGTGTGTTTTGAACGGCTTTGTTCCAATCTGTGTTTTTAAAGTCCATAATTTATAAATTTTTAATTATGGTACAATATTAAACATTAATTTTTAAAAAGTCAAGTACCCGATAAAAAAAATAAAAATTTTTAGTTAAATAATGTTCTTTTAGTTTTAACACCAATTAATAATACACCATATGTACTTGTGGTAATTACTATTGTATTAATAGTTGTTTGATTATAAACAGTTGATCCACCCATTGTCATTGAAATACCATCCATAACAATCGTGCTTGTGTCGCTATTTGCACCTAAAAAAATTGCTGTGTGAATATTATATGTATACCCAGTATCCGCAGCCTCTAGTGTGGCTACGCTAATTGTTTGCCCAGATGTGGCTTTTATCCTAAAAACTTGACTTTGATTCATTTGATTTATAAATTATTAAAAGGGTTATCTTGTTGTACAACAAAGCTATCTTTAACTGTACTATCGTTATAATCATTCATTATACTATCCAACATAGACATTTTAGATTTTTGTTCTAAATCTGTTTGTGTTTTCATATTATTGGCACCAGAATTATATTGGTCTAATGTTATGCTAAAAGGGTAGGAATCATTAGCTAATGCTTTTCTTCTTTCCTCCTCTGTTGGTGGTCTCGTTAATTCAACTTGTTTTGCTAAAGCTTCCATTTTACTAATAAGCGAATCCATTTTAGATAAACCGTTTTCAATATTATCAACTTTACTTATAATACCGTCAATTTTACTTAAACCACCTTCAATTGCACCTATTTTCGTTTTAATCTCATTAGTATCATTAACTAAATCGGTAACATCAACTTCAGTAACTTCTTCATCCTCAACTGGTGGTACATCTGCCGATGTATTCATATCATCAACTGGTGCTTCGGTGCCATCTATCGGTGCTTCAGTACCATCAAGTGGTGCTTCTGTTCCGTCAATAGGTTCTTCGGTCGCATCAACTGGTGCTTCCGTGTCAGTTAATGGTGGTTCACCTCCACTAACATCATCAACTTCATTATAGAATCTATAAGAAACTTCATTTAAACCCAGATCGTTTTGGTATGCTATAATTGTATTAAAACGTTTAATTTCGTTTTCTAATAAATTTTTTAATTTTTTGCTCATCTTAAAAATTCTCTTTTTGTATGACTTATCGGTGTTTCTTCTCTTAATAGTTCTCTACCGTCCTCAACTATTAATTTTTTTTCGATTATTTTTCGCTCAATTAATCCATCAGCTGTTTTTATATAACAAACACCTGAGTTTAAATCGCAAACTTCTTCACCAACTTCGTGGTTACTATTTAAAAATTTATTAACGTTATGTAATTTGTCCATAATAGTTTTATTATAAATATCTGAGTTTTAAATAAAGTTAATTTAAATTTAATTTTCGTACCATATTAACTCTTTTTATTATACCAATGAAAAATATTCCCAATGCCAACTTTCTTTTACTATTCTTTTAAATCCGTAATTTTTTGCATTAGCTTCCAACCATGTATATAATGGATCACCCTCTTTTATTCTTTTTAGTTTGGGTGTTGCAAAATCAACAGCCAAACCAAATCCATGCTTTGATGTACCAGGAGTGGCAGATTCTTTTGGAAACTTTTTTCTAACAGCTATTTGGTCTTCAACTGTTCGGTACGCTGAATTTATTTTAATTGGAATCCCATCTTTTTCAGCAGCAGCTATAAGTTGATCTAATGCTATTGATACCTTGGGATATAATCTAATTCTACCTTCATCAGAATCTATTGACCCTTTATACTTTGCCTGATTATTAATAGCCCTTAATACGTTATCATCAAGCTTACCATTTTCATATGTTTTACCTTCAATTGTATTTGTGGTACTAATAACTCCATTACCAAATGTATTTGATTCATTGTCCCAGAATAATGGATCATTCGCGTCATTAAACTTATTAAAGTAATCCTTAGCTAACTTACTGCGATCTGATACGTTATATTTTTTATCATTAAAATAAACTTCTTTACCACTTGTACATTCAGCACACCTCTCAACATCTCTAGCAAATATATAACCAGCTTCTGATGGATCGTTTTCTTTTGCCACATTTTTTCTATATGTATTAAAGTCGGGGTAATTATTAAGTAGGTAATTTATTTGTTGTTCAACAGTAGTCCCAATTGTTTTAAATACAACATCAGTATTTTTAGTACCACCTGCAGGTTTTGGTGGGGTATATCTACCATTCCATTGAATTAAGCCAACAGAAGGGAAACCATTATTATCCGCTTTATTTATTGCTCTTGGGTTAAATGATCCTCCAGTTTCTTTATGTATGTTACCCATAACACCAGCTACAGCTGCTTTACTAAGACCACTCTTTTTCAGCATATTTTTAACCAACATTTTTCTACCCACAACCGTTTTATCGCTCGATGTTGTGTTTTTAGCGTTAATATTTCTATTTGGATCGTTAGATGTTTGATTAAGATCGTCAGTTGTTGCGGCAACAATATCATAATCTTTTTTAGTATTAGCACCCCAATTTATTTTACCATTACTAACAGAATAAAAAGAAACTTTTTTACCACTTTCTGGTGAAAAAGTACCTAAATATTTAATAGATATTCCTTTTACAGTTACTGCTGTATTGATTGTATTACCACTAAATGTTGATATAATATCATAAGTATTAAGAACATTACCATCAAATTGACTACCAGCCCAAGGTGTGTTATTTTTAATTATAGAATTAGAGTCGTGGTCAAAATAAATTGTAGCTTGATTTATTAAAATATTTTCCGATTTAAATGTTGTTATAGGATTGCCTAATTGTAATTGTAGTGTTGCGTTTGTATCTTGTGAAACAACTGGATTAGTTGTTAAGCCATAATATTGTATATTTTTATCTAATTTAATTAATCTATTATATTCCGACTCACTAATAATATCATCTAATAATGTTGATAATTTACCAATGTTACTATAACCACTATTTTTATATAAAACAGATAATGATGGTTCATCTTTGTTTTGACAATATCTTTTATCACCATCTTTGGCGGCGATTTTTATTTTACCAACCACAATATTTTTTATGTTTTTAATGATTTTTGCGTGTTCTTCACTACCAATATAAGCTTTTGCTTGGTTGTATAATGTTGCTATTACACCCAAATTATTAGCATCTTTATCATCATTACTATTTGTAATTGAGTAAATAAATGAACCTATTAATGTTTTTGCATCAAATTCTTGGTAACCATTATCATCTTTTCTTTGTTGTATAATCGCACCATATTGTTTATCACTATTATCAATTTGTTTTATATCACCCTCAGTATCACTAATACCTTCAGTAATAACCTTATTCGCGGTATCTGATGCTTTTAATAACGCATCAGCTTTTTTTCTCATCAACTCTAATAATTGTTTTCTAACATCCTGTTTACTAATTATTGGTTGTCTAACGCCTTTGAATGTTGTTGACATTGTATTTGGGTTTATCTTATGACTAACATTTGTTATCCAGTAAGTACCATGAAATAATGGGACGTTTCTTAAATAGAAATAAGATAATGGTTGTATTGTCGCATTACCTAAACCAGATACCGTACAAGTGTAGGATCTTTTTTCCAAAATAGGGAATAAGTTGGTTGTTTGTAAATACTGATCAGTACTATTTACGGCGTCAACCCATGTTCTAATACTTTCCTCAGTATCATAAAACTCATTAGTATCTAACTGTATATTATTAAACATTTGCTGATTTTGTCTTGAAAAATCAACCGCAAAACAAGTTATGTTTGAGTTTTTAATCTCATCAGGCGTATCTTCGTCTCTAATATTTATTTCATTATTACCATCAAGACCAATATCTAAACAAAATGAGTTAGTGTAATCATTAACCTGCACTTTTCCTTGGTTATCCGTTGAACTTGTTGTTGTACCTAATTGAAATATGTAACCAGGTAACCCAAATAAACCACCAAATTTTGTGTTATTTTTATTTTTAAAAATTTCAGCACCAGCTAAATTTGTTGTTTGATGAACACCAAATAAATCATCAACAACATTATTAATAAATTCATCATTATCTTCAGAAATTGCACTATTTAAATTTAGGTAATTTGGTATTTGTTGAAATAAAAAACCACTCTGAGTAGCTAAACTACTAAACAATGTTTGAAAACTACCTTTTGTTAGATTATTTACTGTTATATTTTTATCGGGTTGACCAGCGATCGGCTGTGAATCAAATTCAGCATATAAGTTATCATATAAATAACCAAGATCCGCCAATACTTTAGTGCCGATATCATTATTACCTCTATCAACTATTTGAAATATTTGGTACAAATCATAATCAATGATATTTTGATTTGTACCCTCACTAAAACACTCTTCACTTGAAAATTTTAAATTATAAAATAATCTTTGTTTACCTAAAGTTTCAATATTAATTTTATTTAAATCTTCAATTTTTTGAATTAAATAGTCCCCAGTTGATTGCTTATCATTTACCCCACAAACTTTATCATAAATCGTTTTTATGTTATAATATGTTGTTTTTTTTATGTCTGAAGTTAATTCATCAACCGCAGTTTTTTTGTTAAATGAGTTTTCTGAATTTGGATTTAATCTATCAACAAAGTATGCTGAAATTTTTTCAAGCAAAGCATTATTTGATTCCAAAGTTATATTAATAGTTTGTTTATTAAAATCATTAAAGAATGATTTTATAGTATCTTGTATTATTTTTTGTTCAGTGTTGTTTGCCATATTTGATATATATAATTATTGATTGCCTGGTAGTCTTTGTGGTAGATATATAACACCAACATCAGTTTGAGTTTTTTTAAATCTCGAAACTTCTTGTCCATTAACTTTCTGAACTATATCATCTCCTTCCAATTCACTTGTCTCACCATTTTTCGATTTTAAAATAGG